ATTCAGACGTACTCAACGATCTCGGACGCGGTTGCGTACACCTACCAGCAGGACGGCCACTTCTTTTACGTGTTGACGTTCCCCACGGCTAACGTGACGTGGGTGTACGACGCCGCCACCAACATGTGGCACCAGCGCGGCTACACTGACGTCACCACCGGGCAATTGATGCGCCATTCGCCATCAGCAATGGCAACCATTGGCACGACGGTGTACGTTGGCGACTATCTTAGCAATCGAATTGGCAAGTACAACTTTGATTATTACGGCGAGTTCATCCCGCTTAGCCGCCCCCAAAATTGGCTGCGCTCTTGGCGAGCGCTACCGACCGGGCAAAACGATTTGAAGCGCACTGCGCATCATAGCTTGCAACTGGATTGTGAAGCGGGCAGCACAACAAACATTGAAATTGCCCAGCCGTCAGCGCCCGGCGTGCAAGGCCCGCCGTGGTCAGTGTTGGCGTCAGATGGCACTGAGTACGCGGTGACTAATCCGTTGGTTTTAACGAGCAACGGTACGGCCTATCAGTTTGCCAATCCGCAGTTTGTAGTCGTACCGAACATGGCTAATTCAACCAGTAGCATGGTCGTAAGTCTGCGGTGGTCCGATGATGGCGGGCACAACTGGTCTAACCTCCATCAGCGTTCGATGGGTTTTGTTGGGCAGACTGGCCGCCGTGTCATTTGGCGTCGGCTTGGTATGACGCAGAAACTGCGCGACCGCGTGTATGAAGTCAGCGGCGGTGGGTTTGGCAACGTCGCTATCATGGGCGCGGAGCTGATCGCGAGCGGCACCAATGCCTAACATCACGCGCATACCTGCCGCGCGTGTGCCGGTCATTGAAGGGCCGGACAACGTGATGCAGCGGGAGTGGTACCGCTTCTTCAACAACTCGTTCACGCTCTTGGGGCTGGGGCAAAATCAGTTCACGCTGGAAGACTTGCAGGTCGGACCCGCAGCACAAACGACTCACGTTCGCCAACCCATCTACGGCGCGTTTCAAGACAACACAAACCAGCTTGACGGCTCGTCTGCTGTGGTTTATCCGGTTCGCTACGACACGACGGACTACAGCAGCGGCGTGCGGGTGTCGTCAGATGCGGCGGTGTTCACCGGCACAATCGACGACGGCGCTGGCGCATCCGGCACCGTACTGACCGTGACGTCAGTAGCGTCGGGCACCATTACGCTGGGCATGGTGTTGACCGGCACCGGCGTCACAAACGGACAGCATGTTATCGCGTACGGCACGGGGTCAGGAGGCGTCGGGACGTACACGGTCAGCGACGCGCAGTTGCTGACAAGCCGTACGTTCACGGGCACGCTGATTTCCAAGCTGATTGTTGACAATCCTGGCGTGTACAATTTTCAATTCAGCATCCAGTTTGCCAACACATCGGCTACTGAGTACGACATCGAGCTGTGGTTTCGCAAGAACGGCGTAGACGTCCCAAAGAGCAACAGCCGGTACACAATACCTTCTAAGCACGGCTCGTCAGACGGACACCTAATTGCAGCGTTAAACTATGTGATTGACATGGCCGCCACCGATTACATGGAGCTGATGTGGTGGTCGCAAAATTCATCGGTATACATCGAGGCGCAGGCAGCCAAAACCGGCCCTGACCGCCCGGCTGTTCCGTCGGTCATTATGACGGTATCGTACCTGTCCGGTCCGACAATCATCGCGTAAAGGTTTGTCATGGCAACCATTTCCCCGACCCCAAAGCTGCAATTCTTGGACGCTAATGGCGACCCGTTGTCGTATGGGCTGCTGTACACCTACGCCGCCGGGACAACTTTTCCGGCGGTAACGTACACGACCGCTGCGCAAACGACCGCCAACACAAACCCGATTGTTCTGGACGCACGCGGAGAAGCAAACGTCTGGCTAACCGCAGGGTCGGCGTACAAGTTTGTGCTTCAGAACTCGACAGGCGTTTTGCAGTACACGGTCGACCAGTTGACTGCTGCGGGCACAATGTCCACGCAAAACGCCAGCGCCGTCGCGATTACTGGCGGCACAATCAGCGGCGTTTCTATTAGCGGCCCGATTACGGGCACGGTAACAGGTAACGTAGTTGGGGACGTAAGCGGCAATTTGTCCGGAAATGTTGTCGGCGGTACCGTGTCTGCTACGTCGTACAACGGCGGGCAGCTTGCAGGTTTGCGCAACAAGATTATCAACGGGTCGATGATTGTTAACCAGCGGGGACCAAGCGCGCTAACTACTAGCACTGGCACAACGACGTTTTTTAACTCCACCAAAATGTTAGACCGCTGGACCTATTGGGCAGCGACGCCAGCAGTGTTTTCAGTGACTCAATCTACAGATGTTCCGGCAACAGAGCCAAATTTGTATTACAGCCAACGCTTAACCGTGACAACAGAAGACGCTGTAATTGCAAATAACAATGGTTTTTCGATGGCGCACATCATAGAGGGCTACGCAGCTCGCACGCTGGTTAATAAAACATTTACGATCTCGTTTTGGGTACGGTCCTCTGTCACCGGAACGTATTGCCTATCGCTGTACAATGGCAATTGGCCCAGCACCGACGAAAGCTATGTGACGACGTATGCGATCAACGCCGCAAACACATGGGAATACAAAACCATTACCGTCATCGACGGTTTGCCCACTACTGGCGTGTATTGGGACTGGACAAGTGGGTCTGGGCTAACGCTGGCCTGGTCGCTTGGTACGGGCACTAACTTCCATACTGGATCGCCAGGCGTTTGGACTACAGATTGGGGTTTATCTACTATCGATCAGGTCAACGCTGTAGGTACGATCGGCAATATTTTTGCGTTAGCCGGCGTTCAAGTTGAAGTTGGTAGCGTAGCCACGCCGTTCGAGCATCGTCCGTTTCATTTGGAATTGGCGTTGTGCCAGCGGTACTACGAAAAATCGTTCCCGTATGCAACCGCACCTGCTCAAAACGTAGCATCTACGCTAGGTGCGCCTGCGGCTACAGGGCAAGTGTTAAACCAAACGTTTTCAACGTCTGTTCGGTTTGCCGTCACTAAGCGCCGCGCCCCCACAATGACGCTGTACTCACCTAATGCGGCGTCTGCTAATTGGGAAACCGTTGCTGGCGTAACACCTACTGCGGCCACAGCTAACATTGGCGATTCTGGTTTTATCGCCACCGGAAGTACGGCGGTTACGGCAGGAGGTTTGTATTCTATCCACTGGCTTGCTAACGCGGAACTATAGTCATGTACCAACTGACCCAACGTCCAGAAGTAATTTATCGGTTAACTGACGGCGCATGGATTCCCGTAGACCTTGGTAACGGCGACTACCGCATGTATTTGGCGTGGCTAGCCGAAGGCAACCAACCGTTGCCCGCTGAGGACTGACATGCCCATTACCGCTAAGACGCTGGTCGAGTCCAAAGCAGTTGAGCAGGTACAGACAACGCAGTACACTGCGCCCACCACTGCTACGATCATCGACAAGTTCACCGTGGTTAACTACAGCGCTGCGGCGCGGACGATCAGCGTCAACATCGTGCCAGCGGGGCAGACTGCGCAGAGCAGCAACTTGGTCGTGCAGAGCAAGTCATTGCAGCCTAGCGAGGCGTACACGTTTCCTGAGATTGCAGGCCACATCCTGAACTTGGGCGACTCCATTTCAACGCTTGGCAGTCTTGCCGCGTCTATGAGCTTACGAGTTAGCGGTCGAGAGATCAGCTAGGAGAACATTGTGGCAGCTATGACCCCCGCACAAATTAAAGCCGCGCTTAAAGCTCAGAAAATTATTTATGAGCAGGGATTTGTGACCGGCGCAGACAACGACGTATTGTTGCGCGTCAGCCGCGAAAGAAACACGCCGATCTCTGTTGAAGAAGCAGCGCAAGCCACAGGAATTCCTGTTGATCAAATTCAGTCGGCAATCAACAGCGGCAAGATCACTATGGGTCTTGACGAGGGCGTCCAAGCCCGCAAAGACCTTGGCGTTTTTGTGCCAAGCCCCGGCGGGTCGAGCTTTTCCGGCAGCTTTTTTAGTTTTCTTGGCGACGTTGGCGGCGGCGTAGTAGACCTCAACAAAGATTTTCTTGGGTCGGTTGGGCA